GCTCCGCACATTGCCATTTGGCATTACAAGTTGGACGAGCTGGACGAAGTAGCTGATCCGGCCATGTGGTTGAAGGCCAATCCCAATCTGGGACAGACAGTTACCTATGAAACGTATCAGCTTGATGTGGAACGGGCGGAGAAAGCTCCGGCGGCTCGAAACGATATTCTGGCCAAACGGTTTGGCATTCCGATGGAAGGCTACACCTACTTCTTCACTTACGAAGAAACGTTGCCTCATCGTCCACGTGAATTCTGGCAGCTGCCGTGTGCTGTGGGCATGGATGCCTCACAAGGGGACGACTTCTGGGCGTTTACGTTTCTCTTCCCGTTGGGTGGTGATCTATACGGAGTGAAGACCCGCAGCTACATTACCGAGCGGACACTCATGTTGTTGCAATCGGCCATGCGGCAGAAGTATGAAGAATTCGTACAAGAGGGTAGTCTGCATGTGATGAGTGGGACGGTGCTTAACTGGGAGGAGATCTACGACGATCTGGATCGATTCATTATCGCCTCGGAGTACGATACTCGCTGCTTTGGGTATGACCCGTACAACGCCAAGGAGTTTGTCAAACGCTGGGAGGCGGAGAACGGACCGTTCGGGATTGAGAAAGTGATTCAGGGGGCTAAGACCGAGTCCGTGCCTTTGGGCGAGTTGAAGAAGCTGTCCGAGGATCGCCATCTCATCTTCGATCAATCGTTGATGACGTTTGCCATGGGTAACGCCATCACCTTGGAGGACACCAACGGTAATCGTAAGCTGCTCAAGAAGCGTCAAGAGGAGAAGATTGATAACGTCGCTGCCCTCATGGACGCCTACATTGCGTTTAGAGCCAACAAGGAGGCGTTCGAGTGAAGGGACCTAACTGGTTCGCCGCCCGGATTGTCGGTCGACGAATGCTGGGCGATACTGAACATGCTGATCTAGGCCTGTTCAATTTCGAAGGATTGCCGATTAGTGTTATCGGGGGAGGGGGTACGGGGCCGCCTGGACCACCTGGTCCGCCTGGACCACCGGGAGCTCAAGGACCTCAAGGTTCGACCGGAGCGACGGGAACGATTGGCCCAGCTGGTCCTACTGGTCCCACTGGTGCAGTCGGTCCTATCGGTCTCACGGGCCCGTCGGGAGCTACTGGTCCAGCGGGTCCCACTGGCGCCGTTGGTCCTATCGGTCTCACGGGCCCGGCGGGAGCTACTGGTCCAGCGGGTCCCACTGGTGCAGTCGGTCCTATCGGTCCCATTGGTCCCACCGGATCTACTGGTCCAGCTGGGGCAACGGCTTTGCGTCATATTTTGGCAGTGTGGGTTGGGCTAATGCCTAACGTTACGGGTCCCAGCGCTATTTGGCGAGTGCCTTCCGAAGATGATGATCCTCTCTCACTCATGTTGCGGAGTGGATTTGCTCGTATAGAAACTCCGTATACGTCCGCTTTGAACTTTCGGCTTGAACGTTCTCCAGGTGGGGGGATATTCACGCCGACGACGATTACCACGATTACGATTCCGATTGGGGCGTATGAAGCTGAGGTCTCAGATTTGTCTGTGAGTATTTCTTCCGGGGATCTACTTCGACTGGTGCATGTGAATACTAATCCCGGAGCCTTGTTCCAAGTCGAACTCGTCGGAGAGGAGGTGTAGATGCCCACGATGTACAGAAGTACAGATCCTGGCGCGCCTCCAATGGATGGTGTACCTGGAAGTATGATCAATGTCCTCGATGGATGTTTGGTTCACGGATATGGTGCGTTGGCCACCGGAGTGCTCACTAGCGACAATAATAATGTGGCCAATGGTGATACGGTGACTATTGGCTCGATTACCTATACGTTCAAGACGGCGATCACCGGTGCTGCTTATGATGTGTTGATTGGAGCTAACGCTGACGGTAGTTTGTTGAATTTGCTGCAAGCGATCAATTTCTCGGGTTCTCTGGGAACCACATATTCAAACGCTACGACGGGTCATCCGGAGGTCTCTGCGGCTACTGTAGTGACGGCTCATTCTTTTGTGGTCACTGCTAAACGGCCAGGCACGTTGGGTAACTCAGTGGGTACGACGAAGGCGGCGACGTCTTTGTCCTGGGGATCTCCCACGTTAACGGGTGGGTCGGTGTCCAAAGCGTCGCTTGGGTGGACCAAGGATTACACGGCGTTGGCTCGGGGTATTTATCGCGCTCCGGCAGCCAGTGGGGGTTCTCGCTGTTATTTGGAAGTGATTGATAATACCCCGGATGTGTCTAATGGAGCGATTGTAGCCCGAGTCCTGGGAATGGAGACGGTTACTGCTCTGGGTAGTGGAATAACTCCGTCTTCTGGTTCGGGCTTGTTTGCTAATTTGGTAAATGAGACCTGGCTTAAATCTGCCTCGCAAGTGGCGTTTCCGCAGCGTATTTGGGTTTTGTTCGGAGATGATCGTACCTTTTATCTGTTTGTGCAAGCCGGGACGGTTACGAGCGCATATCATATGTACGCGTTTGGTGATCATCGATCGTTGGTTGCCGGAGATGTGACCAAGGGATTTATTTGGGGTCATAATACGTTTGCTACTCCGGCAACGTGGTCGTCGGGTGAACTTGGAGGGGCTCAATCTCCGTCGACCATGATTGGTCACTATCTTCAGCGTAATTGGTCGGGAGTTATCTCTAATACCCTGTTTGGTAAAGCTGGAGATATGGGATTTAGAGGAATCGGTTCATCCAGTCCCGCCCAATTTGTGGGAAGCTTGACGATTCCCCATGCACCGGATGGCGGATTGTATCTTAGTCCGGTGTATATCTTTGAAGGTGCAGCGGGAGCCTATACGCAACGTGGTGTGATACGCGGGCTTTATCACCTGCTTCATCCGTTGACTAGTTTCAACGATGGGGACACGTTTGCCGGAGCGGGTGATTTGGCCGGACGGAATTTTATGATCATGAAATTTCTTAACCTTTCCGGTGGAGCGAACGGAATGATCGCGGTAGAGACTACGCCTTGGGCTGCCTAAATGTCCATCTTCACCGAAGCGGTGGTGGATAACTTTAATCGGGGAGGTCCAGGTATAGGAACTACCGCCATAGGTTCCAATTATGCGCCGTATTCCACCTTTTCTGGAGTATTTACTCCGGCCGCGTTCACTATTGGTCAGACATCGTCTGGTTTTGCGGATCAGATGATGTTGGGTAGCCCTTCTAACAGTAACTTGATTTATAATCATCGTTATTCTCCTCTGTCGGCATTGCTGAACACCGAGATGTATATGACTTTGGCCAGCTTTCCCACGGGGGGTGCGTCGGGTTCGAATTTCTGGATGCTCAGTCGCATTCAAAATCCGGGAGGTACCTCGGCCCGGGCATTGGCCGTAGTTATGAGTTTGTCCGGAGGTGGAGCGACGCAGAGTGTGGGCATTCAATTCTGGGAATTGACCAATTTCACCAATGCGCGGACGATTGCTAATCAAGGTGGAGGTCTTTTCAATATTGCCTTTGGCGATACGGTGGGTATGCGAGTTTATGAATCGCCAGAACTTCCGGTCACGGTGTACGAATTCTGGACTAAACTGGCTGCTGAGAGTAATCAGTGGTCCCGGAAGTACAAAACGTTTGATTATAATCCGAATCGTATTGTTACGTCGGGTCCCAGTGGTCATGTTGCCCAGATCAATATTACAGGTCAGCAGATTACCTTCGATAACTTCGGAGTGGGCGAGATGCCCGCGATTCCTGCGCATAGTATTGATTCCGACGTTTTTCCCGGGTATACGGCCGGGTTGCTCCAAAAGAGCATCGAAGCCAAGGATGCGAATCTGGCGATTACTTCCGGTTATGTGGTCAACAAGACCGTACTATCACAACCGCTACTCTTAATGCCTCGGATCATAAAGCCTGACCACCTTTATTCATCACCGGCTCTAATAGCCAAACCGGATCGCGATATTTCTCGATTCGTGTTTCCTATGTTCGCACAATTTCCGTATGCTCCTTCGAGAATCAGTGGAGGAAGTGTGGGCGGTGGGATCAGTATTTACTGAGGAGATAGAATGAACGAGCGAGAGATGCTGGAGGAGCAGATCGCCTCGGCCCAAGCTCGGCTCGAGGTGCTCCAAGCCAATGAAGATGAGCAGGCGACGACACAAGCGGCAATTGATCAGGCGATAGCTGATGGCTATGAAGGCTCGCCACCACCAGGTGAATGGATGCAGGATCCGGAAGCGGAAATTCAGCTTGATGGCGTATCGGTTCGAGAATAAAGAAAGGAGGTTTAGTTAATGCCAGCTGGACGTATGCAGGCGGTCGTCGTTCCGAATCCGCAAGTTCGGGATGGCCAGGAATTTGTGCGTGTGGCACTGTTTAATCCAGATTATACTCCTATCAATCTGGGTAGCGAAGGCGGAGTGCAGGGGCCTCCGGGTCCTCCAGGTCCTCCTGGGCCAAGAGGAGATGATGGTCCGCAAGGGCCGCCAGGGATTCAAGGTAATACCGGGTCTCCTGGTCCCACCGGTGATCCAGGAGCTCGGGGTTTTCAAGGCCCGCCTGGTCCGGCTGGTTCCACCGGTGATCCGGGACCGCCAGGTCC